CACTCTGCATGTCTGCTGTCATTGCATCAAGGCCATTGGTTTGCCGATATGTGCGGTCAAGCCAATCAAGTGCAAGCTCATTGGTGATGATGTAGGCATGTGTTAGCCACATACCATCTCCTTTCCAAAGGCCCGGCAGCTCAGGAATATCAACTGCCTCAATTGTCTGAGGCTTATATCCTGCGTAGTAATTCCAGCCTAGGTGAAGGAAGTCAAATTCCGGGAGCTTATCCCAGTTATTAATTAGGTTTTTGAGCATTTCAAAGTCAAACCTGGCATCATCCTCCAGAATTAGCGCAGACTGATGACCATTTTGGACAATTTTAGTCCAAACTTCACGATGCGAGGCACAGCATCCTATTTCGCTGATGCTCATTGATGGCCTGTTAAGTGATTTCTTGACCGAGTTGTCTACCCAGTGAGTGATTATGTTACCAGTATTTGCTAGATGCCATTCGGCTTTCTCTCCGTGCTGGTCTGTTAGTCTGATGCTGTCCAGATACTCAATGAGCTTATTGCGCCTGACAGTTGCCTTCTTGAGGCTTATGAAATAGATGTGATCAACAGGTAACTTCACAACTGATGCGCTCGGTAACTTGGAAGTCAATGGCGAAAAAGTAGGTCTCAAAATTTCTCTCCGAAATGCCGAAGTATTGGGTTGCGATTGCTTTCGAGTTAAAGTCCGTGCCTGCATAAGTAATGCCTTTAGTTCTGTTTATAATAGATGTAATGCCAAACTCAGCATTCTCGAATGTGGAGTTAGCAATGAGCTTAAAGTTTACTGTCCTGAGCAGGCTCGTGGCTCTGCCTCCGGCAGGTGAGGCCTCAACAGAGGCAGACTCACGAATAAAGAATAGCACCAGAGAATAAGTATCATTAACTGCGCAGTAACTGTTGCCATCCTTTGTCACATAGTTGCCTGCTGACCCCTCAAGAATGCTCTCTACTGCTTCGCCATAGTTGAGCATCTTATTGCCCACAAATGTCTCTGCCAGATTTTGGCATAGGTCTTTAAGTGCGCTCTCAACTGTTACCTTAGTGACTTTCATTTACTCAGGATTTCAATGGCTAGTCTATTGATTATTTTAAGCGATTGCTCTAGCTCCTTATCGCTCAATTCAAATATAGGGCCAAAACGCTCTTCCAGGTAGCCTGCAATCTTAGCTTGCTCTGCTGCTGTAAAGGTTATTCCGTAGGCTGTGTCAGAAATAGGCACAGGTCTCCAGCTTGCCCACATTGCCCCGGTCAAAGTCAAATCCATGTAGGCAGTCTGAAGGCCTAATGATCTTCGGAAATCTGCATAGCCATAGAATTCATCTGTATCGCCAAAGGCCTTCATTCTCGCTTTGACCTGCTTCTTACTAGCAATCTCCCCAAACTTTCTGCTGATGGGGCTTCCCTTGCCAATAACCCTGGTTGAATCATAGGGAGGAAGCTCCGAGCCATCAGACTTTCTGCCGCTATCCTGCACCCTGTCACTCACAGCAGGAGCTGCATAAAGAGCAGCTGCCCTCAACACCTTGTCGGCTTTAGAGGCGTCTCTGAAGTTCTTCAGTTGCTGCTTCAGGAATTGAGAAGTGGAGTCATAGACAGGCATAATTTATTTTTGAAAATATTTTTGCAGATAATTTTCCTTTGCCTTTATTGCGCTTACAAATCTAACCAATATAATTATGAATTTTACCGATGTAATTGTGCGCATGGATTCACTTAACATGATGTGGGTGGACATTAAGGTGAGAGACATTAAAGTCGTTCACCGTGCTTCTCTGATGGGTGGCAGATTCTGCATCTATGAACTTTACGGCCAGCACTACATGAACTTTACGCATAAGGCTGAGAGGGCATTCTTCAATTTCTATGGCCTTCAAATAACAGAAGAGCAGTATCTGTTTCAGATTCAATCATGGGGCAACGACTCCTATGAGGTTAAGCCAGGTACTGAGTTAATCTTAGCCGATAATCTTTATTTCATTTAATATGTTCAACAGAGAAATGAACAGAGAGATTAAGAATGGCCTTTTCACAGGCCTTTTTTGGATACTTTATTGCATCCTTGTCGGGTTACTTTTTATCAAATTCATAGCTTACTTAAATGGATAGAGATATAACAGTCTGCCTCACAAGCTGCGGCAGGTTTGACCTACTTGAGAAAACCATCAGCAGTCTGGTAACCTATTGGGATGGCGAGCCACCAGCTGCATTCCTGATACATGAGGACTCAGGACTTATCCCTGCTGAGTTAGCCTTTGAACTTAACCAATTCCTGAGAAGGCATTGGCAGATTGAGGCGGAATGGTCAATGAGTATTTATGCTGGCCAAGTTCATGCCATTGATACTTTGTATCAGAAGGTAAAAACTCCTTACATATTTCACTGCGAGGATGACTGGGAGTTCTACCAGGAGGGCTTTATCCATGACTCTAAGGCTGTGCTGCAACTTGACAGAACCATCTACACTGTATGGCTCAGGCATCCATCTGATCGCAATGGACATCCGGTTTTAAGTGGCACAAGGATAGCGTTTAATAATGTTAGGTTTCAGGAGATGGCGGGTAATTTTAGAAGTCATAATCAAACCTGGCATGGCATGACCTGGAATCCGGGTCTCCGTAGGCTATCAGATTATATTGCTGCTGGCCCTTTCTCTAATTTCTGCGAGTGGAATACCAATGACCACTATGCAACTGAATTAGCATTCAATGCTCACTACCGGAAGCTAGGCTTTAAAGCAGCTACACTTTGCAGAGGCTTTATCAAGCACATTGGCGATGTAAATACAACCAAGAAACTTCAGTCAAAATGAAAGCAACATTGATTTTTAACCTTGATAATACAGATGATGAACTGAATCACAAGAGGTGCATAAAAAGCCTAGACATGGCTCTGTTCATCTTTGATTTCAGCAATAAAATCCGCAGGCTGGTGGACACATCAGAGGATGGTAAGTACATTAATGAAGAGCATCTCTGGAATGCCTGGAATGAATCTCTGGAAGCCTATGACATCAACATAGACAGGCTAATAGTATGACACAATTAGAGCAGCTCAGAGTGATTGTGGTTAAGGAAATTAAGACCAAGCAATGGCTGGCAGAGCAGCAGTCAAATAGCCTAAAGACCAGATATTACTTTGCCGGAGGCTTGGCTGCTTTACACTATGTAAAACACATAATTGACAGATTGATAAATGAAACTGGAAGATAAGCAGACAGCAGTGGAATGGTTATTCCGCGCTCTCTGGGATACCCCAAAGGATAAATTGACATGGTGGGCAATATTCGATCAGGCAATGGCTATTGAGAAGGATCAGATAATTGATGCCTATAACAATGGAGAAGATAGAAGTGCAGAACTATATTACGATGACAATTATGCCAACTGATAAGCTAATTCAGAGACTAGAACGAGAAATCATTGCTCTCCAGGATGAGCAGACTGCAATACTCAAGAAGAAATACAGCCTTGAGGATGAACTAAGATTGCAGAAGAAGCGCATTGCTGATCTTGAGCTTCGAGAGACTGATGCAGTCGAAGGTAAGAAAGGCTGGCAGAAGGTCTCTGCATTCTTATTGGCCATCTGGTTGCTTGTCCTTTCACTACTGGGCATTGAGCGTAAATGATTGCAATAGGTAGCATTTTTAAATACTTTTCGCAAAAAAAAAATGAGAAACGTAAAAGCAGAGCTGATAGACATCATTCAGCACAACATGACAATGACTTTTAATGAAGAGTCAAAAAAGTATGACATTAACTTTGAGTACATCGCTTGGCAAGTAATGGAATATATGAAGGATGATGGTGTTGAGCATTTTATTAATAAGATTAATCTCAAGGCCATCAGAGGCAAGGGAGAGCAATCATTCATTGATGGCTGCGATCTTGATGACATAAAGGAGAGCTATGGCCCACAGCACTACGAAAAGGAAATCTATGTTGATGGCTTCTGGCAGGGCTACCTTGAAGCATATCAGGACACAACAGGCCTACATCTACCGCTGCCATGACCGAGCAATCACCCATTGAAGAACTCATTGCATTCATCATTCAGAATGAGGGCAAAGTTGATGTCAATGACATCCTGATTAAGGCCGAGCTTATCAACATGAGATCAAAGCCAAGGCATGCTGGATGGTACTTCAACGGAGGCCTTTACCGTGACATAGATGAGCTAAGTGGCAGAACGATGTCAGAAAATAATCATCCAAAACCTATCTATTATTATCCATGAAAACAGCAGCAGGATGGCTAATTGAGCAAACCGAAAAGCTCATTACTATTGAAACATTCCAGCAATGGAAAGCACTTAAAGAACAAGCAAGGGAAATGGAGCTTGAGCAACATAAAGAAACTTGGAATGATGCAATAACTTCATTTAAGGACAGAGGCTTTGTTGAATCCAGAACAATTTCTGATTTTGATGACTATTACGAAGTATATTTATGCAACAGACAGCACTAGACTGGCTAATTGAGCAAGATTATTTAATTAGCTCAACTAAGTGGCCTGATATAGTTGAAAAAGCTAAGGCAATGGAGAAGGAGCAAATCATTGAGGCATTCAATTCAGGTCAGGCTAAGGAGGCCTCCGAATGCTTCTGGACAAAGGGCAATTTTTATTACGAAAACAAATATGGGCAGCATACTGACAGCAATCTATGATGACATGCAGGAACAGCGTGAGAAACTTCAGGCAGTAGATCATCCTCCTCACTATGGCGGAGCAGAAAGCACCTATGAGGCTATTAAGGTCATTGAGGCTTGGGAGCTTGGATTTAACCTGGGCAATGTAATCAAATACATTAGCAGGGCAGGGAAGAAGGGAAGCAGGATTGATGACTTAAAAAAGGCACAGTGGTACTTAACAAGGGAAATAGAGAAGCTCCCGAAATTCTAGTGGCTTGACACATCGTTGATTACAGCGAGGTGTACCTTATGGTATTATACCTTTTCGGATATAATTTGACCATAATTGCACAAATTATACCCTAACGAATATAATTGCCGTTGATTAGTGCAGGCTAAGGCCTAACAAATCCCTGCTGGATAAGCCCGGCATTGTCGCAGTTAAAGCATAGGCCTTCACCTCTTAAGTTCAGCTGCCTCGCCCAGATAGCCAGCGACTGCTGATAACCATCTAAGAAGGTAGCCATTGCTCTCTCGGTGAACTCACGATTGCCTTGACTGAAGTAGTTGGCTCTTGGACTTGCCACTTTCTGCCAGAGTATCTGGTAGCATAGCAAGTTCGCCCAGGCATCCACAAGAAACTCCCTCTGTTGGCAGATGAATGAATCAAGTGAGCAGACAAGCTGAGCATCTATGTATATTCCTGACTGACTGCTGTTCTGTGACCAGCTACTTCCGAACCCATAGTCTAGAGGAGCAGTGACTGGGAATATAGTCCAGCCATTGCGCCAAAGGTAGGTGAATCTAGTAGCACACTCAATGTCCATCTGATTCCAGCCCCAGTCGGTGAACATGCCTGTTGTGGTGGGTACAAGTGTGCAATCAACTGCAACCATGATATTGATCTTATCGAAGTCAGAGTAGAACTCCGCATTGATTGGCACATAGTTCATGCCCTCAACCAGGTCAGCAGTTCCTTGATCTAATATCTTACCATCCTGAGTCTGGAACACATACCAAGGAATGCCAGCTACAGCAGGCCCGGCATTGTAGATGTAGATTTGCTTTACTCTCAGAGCCAAATACTTGCTGCCCTGAATGCTGACAAATGCGCCCTTTAGTATTGCTTCCTCCGGCACTACCTGAACCTGCTGCCATTGCTGCACGAATTGCTTGCGAGTCTGGAACAGCACTTGATCTAGCTGAGCCTCTGCTGAAGTGAAGAGTGCAGCCTGCACATCACGCTTCATTCGGACATAGCTCACAGATTGAGCCGAATTCCACATGCCAACATAAGACACCTGCTCAGGAGTTGCAATCTTATCGAGCAGCTCCGAACTCATGCCCGGGTAATCGTTTATGTAAAGGCCAGACAGAGGTGCATCAGCTGTGCATCCCTTTAGTCCAATGTAATCTTCGAGGCAATTCATATCACAAAGTTAAACATTATCAGCACTCCCAATATTAGGAGCTGTAATCCTAAATATTTTATTAGTCAATGCAACCCATGCGGAAAGCACCTGCCCCAGAATGAACATCAGCACAGAATCTGATTGTTCTACTTTTTGGATTTTATACAGCCAACCAACCCCTGCAAGCAGGCCAACAAGCACAATAGAGGTGCAGGTGTAGGCATAGACCTGCATGCGTTTGCTGAACAGTGCATGGCTCACATGCCTGGAATAAGGCTCTTTAGTAGCCCTCCCACGAACTTGCCCCTTCTCTCTGCCCTGTCCTGCTTGATGCTCTTGTTCTGTTGGCATGAGTCAAGATAGATAACTGACTTACCTAGTCCTTTGATTTGAACCTTGATGCTATCAACAGACTCAATCATCCTGTTCTGCCGGATGTTACTATTGGTCAGCCTCTCCTGATTCATGGCTATCAGATTGTCAATCTTATTGTGGTTTACTGAGGTTACATAAACATCGCCTCCGATGTAGATGACAACTGCCACCAGAATAACTGCGAACTCCTTTGTTATTTTCATCTGAATAAGTTTTTGAACTTCTGAAATAGCTTCTGATAGCCATTCATGTCTACCAGCTTCTGACTATCATCATAATATAGCACCGTTTCCAGCATGCCCTTGTGCATGTCTATTGTCATGCGATAGAGCCTATACAGCAGAATGATTGACCATCCATGATGGTATAGCCATTCTTCTCCTGGATTATAGAAATGAGGCTCTGGGTTAGCCATTTTAGTCAGTATGATTGCTCCGTAGGCAGGAGTATCATAGATAAATTTCACCAGCTCCTCCCTTAATTCGTGAGTCATAATATTAGTATGTCCAGATGACCTTCGCAGGCTTGGTTGGATCGCAGTCAGCATGAATGAAAGTGCTGCTCACTCCTATCCTTGTTATACCGGATTTCAGCAGACTGTCAATAATCACAAATCGCTTATCGCCATCTGTGCAATGAATATCAGCCGCCCATCCCTGACAATGGCTACTTGATTTTACTCCCTTCACTTTAGCATTATGAGCTTCTGTCCGGTAGCCTGAATTAATCTTAAAAGGCACTCCTGCAATGGCTCTGGCATTGTCCAGCATCTGAATAAACTTAGGCTGCATCTTAGCCCCTGAACCCGGAGCATCAGGTGAATCAAACTCTGATAACTTAAAGTGCTTAAGCGGAAATTGCATGCCGTAAATTTATTTAATTCTCTTGAACTTTTTGGCTGCACTTTTAACGGACTTTTTGCCGACACAGCCCCAAGCCTGCCTGCTCAAATCATTCGGGCAGGGCTTTTGGCCTTTGCATTTAGGGATACCGCTCGATCTGGCGCAGTAAGCATCTCCCTTAGGAGTGCCAGGAGCAATGGAGTAACCCTTCGCCCCGAAGCTGACTGTCTTGCCATTGACCTTGGTCTTAAACTTCTTGTCCGCCATTATCTTCCTTGTCCTTTATATTTTTTCTGGTTGCCTGCCTTTGGCCTTTTGCCCTTACGGTGTTGGCCTTCCCTCCGCTTACCGAAGCTAATCTTAATTGATGACTCTTTGGATGCCTTTTTCATAGGGTAAATATCAATTATTTAAGCCTAATTTTGTTATCCTCTATGCGAATTGAAAATCACATTCACATCACGAGAAATGGAGCTGCTGCTGGTACTTGCCAAAGGCAGACACTTCCTGAAAGATCAGGCCAATCCTAATCGCCCAACTAAACAATGGGGCAATGACCGAGAGACAATTGACATGCTCGGTGTAATGGGTGAGTATGCAGTAAGTAAGGCTCTCAAAATAGCAATGGACATGAGCTGCGGTCTGGAGGGTGATGGAGGCACAGATCTCATGATGGGTGAGTATAATATACAAGTCAAAACCACCAAGTATAAGACAGGCAGGCTGGTCTTCAATATGAATGATAAGCTGGATGCTCACATCTACATTCTGTGCTGGGCATTGGAAGGAGCAGCCGAGGTCATTATCCAGGGCTACATCAGGAGGCAGAGCATGGATGAAGTTATGACCGAGCAGAACCTAGGCTATGGATTGCGGAAGGTCATTGAGCAGAAGCATCTCAAGCCCATCTCCCTACTTTTAGCATATAGGGAGAATAAGTAGGGTGAAACCGTGACAAAATGGAACAGGTTGGAATCTGCACCCACATGACTTCAAATTGTAGTCATCTTTAAGTCGGCAGAATGCTGGCCTGAGCAACTTGTAAATAATTCTTACAGGTTGTAATAACCTTGAACCACTTTCAGAACCACCTTGAACCACTTACCTTAGCCCTGTCCTGCCTTTCTCCTTTGCGGCCTCATATTGCTCCTTAGCAACAGGCCACAACTGATGGCGGCAGTTGTAGCCTCCTCGGTATATGAAGATAGTGGTTCTATTTGTGTTGGTGTTTTTACCATTCCATTTACCCAAATCTCCCCAGTCTTTTACTTCTTCTGTTGTGAAGTATCTGCCTGCCCTTGAAACACAGAATGGCCTTGAATCCTCAATCAGTGTTCCTTGGTATAGATAATACTCAACATCAAGGTCTTCAGCAATGGTCTGGATGTACTCAGCATTAAAGGTCATGACTGAGTCATTAGTAACCTGCTTGATATATCGGTTTAAAAAAGCCTTCTCAGTGTCTGTGCCTTCAATGAATTTCCGCAGTGTCTTATTCAGCTCAGACCTTGTGCCTATGCCAGCTATGTTGTCCTTTAGCACCTCCTGAATGGCTGTGCCAAAGTTCTCACTTATGCCTCCTCCAAGTAGTGCATCCTTTGTTGTGGCAATGTTTGTTTCCAGTATAGCTTCATAGAGTGCCTTCTTTGGCTTGAAATCACCTATGGCAACTGTGATGTACTCATTGCTAAGTTCAGCCAACATTTCAAAGCCCTTAATTACTTCAGCAACCTGAAGCTGATAGGGCGCATTAGTAACAATGGTATTGGCAATGTCCTTCTTGAGCTTTATCAGCTCCTTCAATGACTTAGCCCTGTCCTTGGCGTCTAGTGATAAATCAGAAGCCAAGTCAATCACCTGATCAGATAGCTTGGCAAACACCCTAGGCAATGCCTCATCCATCCGGGTCTCAATAGCCAGCTGTAATTCCTGAATCTGCTTGATTAACTCAGTAGGTGTTGCCACTATTATTCAATTTCACCCAGCAGATTATTGATTTTATCATTGAGTGTTTTGAACAGGGCAGTATTGCCTGCCTTACTTGCTCTCTCGGCAGCAAGTGACAGCTGCATAATTGCAAGTGGTAGCTTGCCTAGATTGTCTGAATCATTATCAGATTCACTTGAGCTGCTCATGTTGTCCATTATAGGCACAATACCTGCTCTGATTTGAACCTGCTTCTCTGCTGCTAGAGCATAGAGTTCTGCTCTCTGCACATTGAATGGTTTATCATACCAGGTTGCATCCTCCTCTACTTTCTGAGTGATAAAGCCTGCAAGGTTGGCACTCAGGATGTAGTCTAATTGTGAGCAGCCATTGCTAGACAGCAGCACTGTCTTTTCATCGGTGCTTTTGAATGGCAATGGATCAAGGCTACTCAATAGCTTTAGGTAGGTCTTTTGGATGCTGTTCTCGCCATAGAGTTTTTCCACATAATCCATCTCAATACCGGAGGTAATTAGTGGATTAAACTTGCTCTCCACTGCTTTCCTCAGTTGCTCCGCTACCATGTCAGAGGTCAGCACATCATAGTCAGTAGGCACAGTGATTTGAGGAAGTGCTGCCTGAATCTTATCACTATCCATTAAGGATGATGCAAAAAGTGCATTGTACCTCTGGAGCATGATGTAGAAACAGACCTTGCGATAAACCTGAGCCAGGTGAACAGTCACGGAGAAGCAGAAGGTATTAAGCTCCTTACGGTCATACTCCTTTGCTATCCCTGACTGAGCTGCTGGTATTTGACCGAGTAACTCAAGGCCAATGGCTTTGAATCCCTGAAACTCTTTCTGCAAGATGTCCTCCTGGAATAGTTTTACTGTCTCAACTGGTCTCTCAATATAGCCTGCCGGAGGCACAGGCGGCACAAGTGGATTTGGATTGACAGCACTCACTCTGTCAATGTTGATTTCCATCAGGCCGAATGGTGATGAACTTGCTCTACCTGATCCTGAGCAATCGTTGCAGCTCACTCGCTCATCCTTTCTGTTAGTTCTTATTCCTGTGCCATTGCATGTCTTACAGGGTGACATCTTCAATGCCCATTTCTGCGGCAGAGCGTGCATGGCCCATAGGATGTTTAGGTCATCAGTTCGGAACAAGACTTCATTCCAGGAGGGCAGACAAGGCGCAAGGACTGAATCATAAACTAACTTACCATCCTCTTCCTCATAGATGATGTTGCCTACTTTACAGGCTGGCAGATAGCCGAATTGATACGGCAGAATGTAAACCTGAAAAGGCTGATCATAGGTGTACTGATTAATCTGCCTGAATAGCATCAGGCCTTCAGTAGTTATGCAGAGAAACTGATCCCACTTCTTGCGATTCATGTCCACATAATCCTCAACCTTAGTAATTACGAAGCTCTCATCCTCCCAGATTAAGTGTTCAGATTCAATTATCTGTGGGTAAGGCCTGCTCCAGTCTAATGTAGTTACTGCTGATGGGTCTTTAATGAACTCCTCAAAGTCTGGTACTGTAATTACGACAGCATTACTGTCCTTGAGGTAAGTCTTTAAGAACACATTAAAAAGCCATGTCTCAAGGCTTCCAGTCTTTGGAAGCTCCTCGGTGACATAGTGCTTTAAGGTGTTATTCTGAAGACCAATGCGCTCAGCGATGCCTGTCTTTTGAAAGTCTGATTCAAAGCTAATCTTAAAGTCATCGGCTTGCTGAATCTTCTGAAGGAATGTATAAACTCTACCTGTTGCAGTTGTGGTAGGTGCTTGCCACCGCTTCTTGCGGTAGTCTTTCATCCAAGGCTCTTCGCTCGGATGTTGTGAATTAAGGAGTCTCTCGGGATACTCATTTTCGAAATGATACTCAAGCTCT